CCAGTAACAACACCAAGAGCTTGATCTAATTGTTGTTTAGTACCTTGCAAGTTCTGCATCAATCCGCTTAGAGCAGCAGTAGCATCATTGTTGAATTGGGCTGCTTGATCAATACCAACTTGGTTCTTGATTGAGTCAACCAATGCTGGAAGTTCTTTGAACTGTAGTTCGCTTACATCTTCCAACATGCCTTGCATTTTGTCAACCATGTCTTGTGCAGCCAACACCACTTGAGCTTGTTGTACTTCGCTCTCTGTTAGTCTACGGCCGTTACGACGGTTTTCCATAGTAGGCATATTCATTTGTTGAGTCAATGACATTTTTTGCTGTTGTAATTGTTTGATCTGTTCATCTGTTGATTTGATTTGATCTTGCAATTGTTTTTTTCTTTCTCCTGCTTGTGCAGAAGATAATGCAGCCTGTTGTGCAGGATTAACTGCCGGCGAACCAATTGGTGCCATAGCATCAAGTTCCATTAGTCTAGAAGACAATGCTTGTTCCATCATCACAGCTTTGATATAAGCAGGGCTTTGCTCGCTTTGATAGAACGAAGGCTTAGACCTGTACTCTTTGACCAGTTGACGCACACGGCGTAGTTGTTTAACAGTTTGACTTTCGGTCAAATGATCAAACTTTATACGCTGGTCAAAAAAGCTCTCAAATACTTTTGAGACTTGTGTAGTATTGCGGCGTGGTGCCAGTTCTTGCAGTTTCATTTCGTAAATCCTCGAAGTTGCCAGTATTTAGCCGAATTAATACATTTTGATAATTCATTTTCTACGGCCTGGCTTTGGTCTTGCCGTCTGGAAACTTTGGTTTCCACTGTTTCTAAAAAACTCCCGCCATGTCGACGTGCAACACCGAGACGTCCTTGAATGTCGTTTCTTAGCCTAGTGGCGTTTAAATCCAATTGATAAATCTCTTTTGCCAGGTTAAGTTGATTGTTTTTATCTGCTATGCACCAGGCAAGAGCACTTTTTGCTGAGCCAAATTGGCCAATCCATCCAGTGGTTACTTCAACTTGATAACCTTGTGATACTCGATGTATTGTGTATTTGCCAAACACTCTGTATTGGTTGCCTTCGTCAATGATCACATTGTCAATTAAAATAGGCAATTCACGTTCAGCCAACCGGGCTAATTTGTCACTGGTTTTCATTTGAATACGTAGTTAGACAACAACCAACCCACTGTGGCTATCAAAAATCCAATAATACCAATGCCCCAACCAATCAGTTGATCATTGCGTTTTTGTGTAATACCAGATATCATACCTTTGAGTTCATCGATACCAGAAGTCAGCTGGGAAATTTTACCCTCCAATGTTTCTAGTTTGGTTTCTAGGAACTTGTATCTTTCGGCGCATAACTCAACATGTGCTTCCAGACTTTTCTTTTCAATATCAGTGGTATCCATATAATTCCTTATGAGTTATTTATTTTATATTTCTTTAAAGAATACATTGACATCTGGTAACAAACTGCCTGTCACGAGCTGAAACGAATCAAGGTTGTCCAGCATAGGAACACCTGCGGCTGCTGCTTTTAGTAGACCTAGTGAGTCATCTCCTGTTGAAAACACACCCTCAAACTCAGTATCAAATTCAAAACTCCATTGATCATTTTCACGTTCGGCGGAAGACAAGTTCATGGGTTGTGTATAGAGATTTACTATCTGCATTAGTGTTTCATAGTTGCGCTGTTGGTTTCTGCTGTGAAGCCATGCTGACTCGCTATCAATTAGTTGTTGAGCACGATCTCTAAAAGGTAATTGTGCAGCTTTGTAATGCCCAGTTACACCTGTTGTAGTGCAATCAAATGTAGTGGAGATGCGAATTCTAGTAGCCATGAGATATTTACGGCCAACAAAAAACCCCGGAAAGTTTCCGAGGTCTTTGTAATCAAATTAGATCTGATTAGGAAGTAGCTAGTTTGAAGCCAATTGCAACGCCTGTTGAACTAGCAGCACCATTGGTACCAGCAACGTTAGCTGTTTGAGCAGCAGTCAAGATTGAAGCGTTAGTGAAAGCACCAGTTGGGTACACACCCAAGCTGATTTGAACGCCGTCAACTTGGTACATAGCAACAGTGCTAGTTTGTTGAATAGCACGGATAACGTTAGCAACGTAACCGTTAACACCTTGCAGAGTTGCGTTGGTGTTAGCGCAAGTGATCTGGAAGAAGTCTAGTTTAGGACCTGCTAGGTTAACAGGTGTAGCAGAAGTAGATGTGCTTGGAGCAATTGGACCATTGAGTGTGTCAATTGCAAATACCGGTTGTGCATCACCGTTAGCTGGAGCGTAATATGCCATGATAATTTCCTTTAAAAATGTGGATCTTAGTGATCCTGCTTTTATTTAGTCTCTTTGGAAAAAAACGGTGATTACGTATTGGGAATTGGGTTGTTTCTAGCACGGTTTGCAGCAGTAAACCCGCCAGCCATACGGTTCACAGCCTTGGCGCGACCCGCAGGAGTAGCCATAACCCAACCTTCTTGTCCGGGCTGTTGTAGATCCAGTTGTTGTAGTATATCAGTTTTGAGCTGGTGCAACAAGTTCCATGCAGTAAATGCAGCGGCCATGCCGTTGATATTGCTTCGAGGACTGTTCAAATATTCAATAATATTTTGAAACTTTCTAGGTGTGACATTTGTTTGTAACCATTTGCCAAATGCAGAAGGTGTTGCACCACTGAAATCTGTTCCTACCAAACTGTTGATAAAACGTTCGCATAGTGCAGGCAAGTCTGTGATCTGCATGGCTTTTAATTCTGTGGGATTAAACAAGGTATTAATTGCAGCACCATGAGTACGTTTGATGCTGTTGATTTGTTTGACCAATCCTGCATTGGACTTGATACTCTGCAGATTTTTCACAGTGGGTCTGCTCATCATTAGACCCGGGACCGGTAATAGTTCACGCTTGGGATCAATGGGTTTTTCAGCAGCAGAAGGATCTTCAATTTCAGTATGAATAGCAATACCTACTTGTGTTCCTTGTATTTGTTGTCCAAGGTCGCTGTTGATTGGAATACGGTACAATACTTCGTTGGGTTGGAACACAAAGTTACCAGCTTCCTCTATATACATGTTTTCAGGGTAGTACAACAAATCACCTTTGATATACCCACGGAAGTTTTCTGGTGTGGCTGCTTCAAAATAGGGCCAAATGTCTGCATAAGTTTTGGCTAATCCACTGCGATCTGCAGGCTTGCCTTTGGCTGCACTGGCACGATCTCGCATGGCCATAATATCAGTTATCATTTCAGGACTGGTAGCCATACCATCATACCCTACCGCACCCAGTCCACTCTTGTCAGTCAACACAAAGGTACCATCTGGCTTGCGTCCAAAAAACACAGCAGGCTTGCCGTCCCATTTGATAGTAACATACTCTCGGGTGTTTGTTGCACTGTCATTTACAATTTTAACAGCTTGGTCAATACCTTTGGTTCCGGACTTGAACACCAAATCCTCCAAGTGAGGAATACGCGGATCTTTAGCTTCATACAAAGTATAAACCGGCTTTTGTTCTTGTTCCACTAATGGAGCCATTCCTTGATTTACAATACGATCACGTAGTCTAGCAATAAAGCTGATTTCACTTTCCTGCACTGGTTGATCAAAAGGAGTACCTTCACGTTCCATGTGTGCTCGAAAGTCAGCAATTTTGGATTCTTTTTTAGGATCGTTTTTCAATGCAGACATTATAGCCTCGACACTATACAAATCATCCTGTGTGGCTTGTGGATTCAACAGCATTTTTGCCACTTGGCCGGGATTGTCGGTAATAATTTCGTTGGTGGCACGATCTTGAATGCCAGAATTTTGATTGAGTTTATAGCCTTGTGCTTTGGCCATGGAGTTCAACATGATGTTACGTAATGCACCTTTGTACTTGCTGGCTGGATTACTACTGAGCACAAACTGACTCCAGCTGGGTTTGTCAAAGAACATAAAGTCTGTTTGCACAAAGCCATTGGCTGGATCACCGTTAATAGGAGTGCGGAAATGCACACTGTTTCCAGTTTTGACAATCCAGCCCAATCGTCCATGCATTTGTTCTGCAGACACACCATTGTGTGCTAGCCACGCTTCTAGTCTAGATTCTAGTTCGTCTTTGTCGATTTCGTTGGCATTGACCAACAGATCCAGGTCGCCACTGCTTTCTTTACGGCCAGTTGTGCCCAACCATTTGATTGGCAATTCGTCTCGTGGGCTTTTGTCCAGTGTGAGATCTAGTCCAGTAAGAGCTTCAAGCCATTGCACAGTAGGTCCTACATCACCTTGAGCAATACGTTGGCTTACATCTTGTCCCTGGGCATCTTTGAATACGTTACCGCCTTCTTTGAGTGTTACTTTCATGCTAGTGTAAACCCTAGAGAAGTTAACAATGCATCTGCTGCCGGGTTCCCAGTTTTTCTTGCTGCATTATTCTTTTTTGCCAAACTTGTAATAGTCAATTGTCCTAAGGTTTGTAGAATAGCCGGATTTATTCCTGCTTGTTTCATGATTGGTCCAATACCTGCAGGTGGCGTATTAGCAGCAACATTATACTGTCCTTGTTTTTGTCCCGTTGGTTGCTGGGCTGTTGCTGCCAATTGTGCTAATTTCAAGAATCCAGGTTTATCCACAGCTTCTGTCACAGTTTGCTGGTTTTGTTTGGCCAATGCTGCTTTTAGTTTTGCATCGTATGCTGCTCGTTCGTCGGGTGTTGGGCCGCCCGACGTAACTTTGGGTACTTTGGCCACTGGAGTGACTGGCGTTGCTTTGGCGCCTGCGCCCATGTTAGTGGGCAGTTTCGTATTGGTACTAGGAATTGCACTTGGCATATTGCTAGTTACTGGTCCATAGCCAGGTGTTTGGGCGCCAAAATTTGGTGTTGTTGCGGCAGCGGTAACTGGCGGCTTTCCTGCCATTTGGTCTTGAGCAGCCTGAGCAGCCGTAGCTTGTTTTGCTTTGCGGATTTCTTCTGGGCTCTGCGGCACCCTTGGACCAGGATTAGCTGCCATTTGTCCCTGGACCACTTTTGCTGCTACACCTAGTTTTTGTTGTCTTTGTTGTGCAATAGCACCTGCAGGGTTTGTTGTTGGTGCTGTTGGTGTCGTAGGTTTAGCAACAGGTTGTGTTGGTGCACCTGCTGCTGTTGGTGTCGTAGGTTGGGAAGTTGTAGGTTGGGAAGTTGTAGTTTGGGAAGTTGTAGGTTGTGTTGCACCGGGCAACATAGAATCAATTACGCCCATTACTTCTTGGTGGTTGGTAATGTTATTCATATCTAGATTTCCAAAAAACACTTTTTGTACAAAACTCAATAAATCTTGTTTCATTTTTCCATCTTGACCGCTAGTGTATGAACTTTTTTGTGCAGGATCCATTGGCAACAGGCGTTTTTGTACATAGCCTTCCCATGTACGATATGCTCGATCAGCCCAGGAATTAATTTTAGCTGTTGATTGTTGGTTACTGTAGGCTGCGCCTGCATTTTTAAATGGGCTGGCGATTGCAGTACCTACATTCTTAGCTCCGGCTACTGCACTGCCCACTGCACCTGTTACTGCGGCCAATGGATTGGCCTCATCCAGCTTGGTTTTTTTGGGCTGTGTTAGTTCATGAATCTGCATTTGATTTCCTTACGGTCCTAGCAAAGCGGCTTGAATCTCGTGTGCGGATCGCATTTAGCAGTTTTCTTGTTAGATTTTCTGCTTGTTCTGGAGAATAGGTGGCTTCAATTTGTTCTAATAAATTAATGGCACCGGCTATGATACTAGCGGCTCGGCTTTCAATAACAAGATTTCTGTCTCGTTCAGAATACAAGCTTTCTAATTCATCCAAAATGCTACGAGTACGCTTTTGCATTATAGTTTTTATACCTTTGATTTATTTATCGATTTAGTAATTTAGAATCTATTGTCAAACTCGGTTATACTTTTCTGCACATATTCCCAGACTTGTTGACTGTTTGTTGGATACGTGTCATTATCAAATAATGGGCCGTCTGCAATGTTAATTATTTCAGTTAACTGTAAATTTAATAATGCCTGTTCCCACGGAGTAGCAACAAATTCCCAATCATTATTAGACATAACATGAAATAGAATAGTTTCAACTTTTTTCCAGGCCTGCAGTCCGTGGTTTCTATCAATAAACTGTTGCCATACTTCTACTAATTCAGACCCAGGGTTAAATGTACATTCTAAAAAATATGACAACTTGTTTAATTGTATCACAAGTTTTTGAAAATTGTATAAATCTCCCATTGGAAAATTATATACATCATTGCTGAGATTTAGCCATGTGTCTGGCAATTGGTATCCATTTTCTTTAAATTTTAATTTGGCATAGTAGGTTTGTCGTAACTGGCTTGGTGATTTTCTTAATTCATCTGGTATGTTAAATACTTTTTTTTCGCTAGGAATATCACCAGCACGGCAATCAACATTGATTTGATAACAAACTCTCTCTTGTTCGCTGGTTAGCACAATCCTGACTACTTTTTTAACAACATCGGGAGTTATATAACTGAATTCAGAATAGTGATTACTTTGCAACATTCGAGCATTGCCGTACTCTGGCATTTGTCTAAGTATATCGCAAGTACCTAACTTTGTAAAAATATTTTCTACTTTAGGTACTTTAAATATAAAACGATTAACCAAATACTCTAAAAAGTTTCCATGACTACCAGAGTAGTAGTCTAACAAAAATCCAGAATTAATCATTTTATTAACTTGTTTTAATCTTGCCCAGCAACTGTTTGAGTTTGGCGCTTTGTACATCTGCACTGATTTTGCCGGTGTCTAATGTTTCTGATTTTGCCCACGGTGCGCTTGCAACATCAAGATCTCCTGTGACCTCATTTGATGTTATGCTAGTCTTGGCTTTGATAGAATCCATAATACTCATATTGGGCTTGCGACTATAGGCATTGTCGCCTTCTTCACCACCGCTATCACTAATACGCATGGTTTCTATGTTGTAATCTAAATCAATCTTTTGTCCAACACCAGTTGAACTACGACTTTTCATACACTGGATCTGATATTTGCCACGCTCTTTCATAGCACGACTTGTAAAGATACCAAACACGTTGTCTGCTGTGTTGATCTTTGAAATACCACCAGAAATGTGCGAGTGATCAAATTCAGCTTCTTCTACTGCACTACGATTCAACTGACTTGCTGTGACCATCAATACACCAAGTTCTTTAGCTAAGTTACGCAGTTCTTCTGAAACATATTTGTCTTTAACAAACAAGTCATTGGGACTAACCTTGGCACTAACTGGCATCAACAAGTCCAAATAGTCAACCATAATAAAATCTACTTTGATTCCTGTTTGAATTTGCACTTCTTTGATGTAGCTTCTAATGTCGTTGATGTTGCTTTGTGCTGGCAAGCCCTTGACTCTGTACTCGCCGCTTTTCTTCTGCATCATCTTGACTTTGAGTGTTGCGTGATCAATATCTTTACGAATTTCCTTGGTGCTCATGTCTGTTAACATGGCATCTGTTCGTAAACTTGTAAGTTCTTCACTCAATTCCAATGAAATGTATACACCACTAAGTCCTTGTTGTAGCCAGTTCAGTGCAATGTTCATCATAAGCAAACTCTTTCCTGATCCAGAACCACCTGCAAAAATGTTTAGTTCTCCCCTTGAGAATCCACCATACAGCAATCTGTCCAGTTGTGGCCACCCTGTGCTTACTTGGCCACCCGAGTTAAAATACTTGTTGATGCGAGCCGCAGGATCAGCAAAATAGTCTGTGCCCATGTCTTTGGTCAGACTAATTTGCACAGCATCCTTGATCAGCTTTTCTACAGGATCATAATCTCCCTTTTCCAGCAAGTCGGCTGCTTTTAAAATAGCACGTTCTAGTTCTTGTCGCTTGGTAAAGCTTTCAAACTCCTCCATAAACCAAGAGAAGTGTCCTTCGGTCAAGTCCGGAATTGGTTGTAATGCTATCCCGCATGCAGCCGAAATCTGTGTGCGATCTGGCATGGTGTTGTACTTGGCTGAGTGTTCCTTGATAAACTCTGCGGCTTTGCGTATGTTTTTGTCAAAGTTTTCTGGGTTATAGATGTTCTGCACACGCACATAGGCTGTGGCATCTTCCAACATCATTTCCAAGAACAATCGTTGTACATCAGTTCCGTATTCTTTTAGCATTTAAATCCAATTTAATTGTTTCATTTTTTGACTAAGACTTTTGTCATAATAATTTTTGTGCCCGATTGGACCATGATGGCCGAGCCAGCTATATTTGTCAAAGTCTACTGGTTTTATATTATCAAATTGATTTACAAACATCAAAGTGTCACTGAACATTATTAATTCTGGCAAGTCTGCAATTTTTTTTGTAACATGTTTTCCTTGTGGCCACTGATCTTGATATAGGAAAGGAGGTCCAGAATTGGCAATTATAAACTTGTGCCCTTGATATTTTAAGTGGTTATGGAGGAGCAATATCTTCTCCATATACGATACTTGATTCCATTCATTTGAAAAATATGCAACATTTCTGAATTCAGATGTTTCGGCTACGGTAGAAACTGAGACACCAGTCATAGAATCAACTTCAACCATTGTAAGATCAAAATTTTTATTAAATTTAAAAACAGAATATTTAGAATTGTCATTTTTAAATACAGATCGACGAACTATCGGAGGAATCCCGATTAAAAAATATGCATTTTGATTAAATTCTTCATTCAATAACATATGTATAATATTATCAAAGCATTGTCCAGCAGAACTATAATTTATAATTTCATCACAATTTAGTGCTGCGGCTGCAAGTCCCCAATAGATAGTTTGCGGAGTTAATGTGTGTAGGTGTGACAAAGACTCGCTGGCTCCAAACACATACAAGATTTTTGAGTTATTCATAATTGTTTTAACTTTCCTAGTAGGTATCTTTTTCTCATTTCAATTTTGATTTTGCTAGTGTTTCTGGATTGCATGATACTTAGCAAGGTTGTTATTTTACCATATTTCTTCACAGCATCATTAACATCTTTGCAATCTTGCCAATTGGGTATGCTCACTGCCCAACCCAGTTCCACAGCACGATCAATCAGTGCAAGACCAGCTTGGTCTTGGTCCGGAACTACTGTGATTTCTTTGCCGAGATTTCGGATCAATCTAGCTTGGGAATCGCTAATGTCGTTGTGCATCACAGCAAGCCCTCCAATGCTGAGTGCATCAAATATACCCTCCATAACCAACACATGGTTCCAATTGTCGTGCTGCATATCAGTTCCAAATACATAGCCTGGCTGTGTATTTGAAAGAAACTTAGGTGCTTTGCCGTCTAGCATACGGGCAGTCCAACCTACTATTTTGTTATCATAGGTAAAAGGAACAACCACCTGCGGCCTGGTCCAATGGATACCATCATTCTTATGTATAGTTAGAAAAGGAAAGTCTACTGGAGCCCGTCGATCACGTAGGTAACGCCATTCATATTTACAGTCTGGAGTGACTGGTTCTGTGCATGGAGGCAAATCAACTTCATGAAAATCAATACTCTGCAATACATTTACAACACGTTGCCTGTCATTGATTATGCCGTATATACTCCGATGTCTCAAGCTTTCGAGATTGAGCATTTCAATCTCATTATCTGGAGCACCCATCCAACCCAACAGCTTTTTGGCTTTGTAGCTTACACTACGACCCAATTGAAAGCTAGCTGTGTAACTACAATTAAAGCAGTGATAGCTCCAACCTTGGTCCGTTATTTTGAGTCCGCCCCGCTGCCTACGATCTTGATTGTTGCTGTTGTGTGTACAACACACAGCATTGAAACTCAGCCAGCCGCTGGGCGATTGTTTTCGTTTTGCGGGTAAGTAGTTTAATATGTCAAGCATTGCTACATTGTAGCAGAGTCTACAGTAGAAATCAACTTGTCTCTTATCATTTCATGCCCTTTTTCATTAGGGTGGCCGCCTGGCATGATCAATTCACGATGTTGGTTGCCCGGATGATCTCTAAACCACAACGTGGTACAAAAGTCAGACCAAATCTCTGTAGGCAAATTAAGCGGAACATCAGCTGGCATGATGTGGAATTGCATCATGTTGAGATTTTTACGAGCAGCCACTCCATCAAAAAACATGGCTGTTTGCATGTAGTTGAGCTTACTTAGTTCCCTACAGTTGGTCAACACCAACTGTCGTTTGATCATGTCTCGAAAAGGTTCTGAAACTACACTACTACCGTGCTCGACCCATGTACTATGAACAAATTTGTTCCACGGAGGATCATTACTATAATGTGTATGATCGGGATTGTAAAAACTTAATCTGTCAGATTCTGTGTGTCCAACCAATATCAAACAATCTTGTAATGGCACAGTTTCGTGCTCGAGCCACCAAAGAAAGGTCCACATAGAACTCTGCATTGATCCACCTGGAACACCAAAGTTTTCAATTGGAACTCCGTAGTGTTTACCCAGTAGTCCTAAAAAACAGTGATCACTACGATATTGCTCATTTTGTGTCCAACAGCAGTGTGCATCAGCAAATTGACGAGAAAGATCAGGGTCTAGTAATTCATCGCCATACATCCATGAGTCGCCAAAGCCAACAATCTTTTTAAATTTCATCTATAGACAATATCTGTAATAAATCCAGTGGTAATAATCACCGCAGCTGGTATATTATTAACTGGGCTAGGCACATAACCCGACCCTCCTGTTATTACATTTATCGCACTTACTGACCCATTGGTAATTTCTGCTTCCGCTGTGGCGCCTGCGCCAGCACCAATAATAGCAATGTTCGGAGGTGCAAGATAACCTGCGCCAGCATTGGTAATTGCAATAGAAGTCACTGCTCCATTTACCGCTGTTGCTGTTGCGGTTGCCACAGCACTGTTGACATTGCCTGCCCAACTGTCAATTGACAATCTGAGCAACGGATGATATCCTTCTACATTGATATGTGATGTTCCTGTTTTGTTATAGTAACTGTGTACCTCAGTTACATTGTAAAATTCAGATTGATATGTAGTAGCTGCTTGTGCTTTGACATTGCCTGTAAAGCGGTCCATTTCCAACTGGAATGTGGTCAAGCTAGACCCGTTTGTGGGCACATAACTAGTATACCGTTCAGTGTTCATCATCACAGTGTTGAAATTTGTTGAAGGATTTCTAGCCCAATCTGGATAGTTGCCAGCATTTACCGGATTAGGATAACTAGGTGGGCCATAAATGTCTGGAATAGTGCATGTTTGACTTGGAACAAATGCAGGGTAAACACTGTCAAAAATGTCAACATCACCACGAGCTTGTGCTTGTGCATTGACAAATACAGCTTCGGCCAAGTTGCCACTAAATCGTTCTACACTGTAGCTGGCTAGCTCAGCTGGTAAAGGATCAGTTTCTTCTGCGGTGATAGTGACTTTAACTCGACCCAGTGTAGCGTTAAGAGTTACCATTTCT